GGGAGCACCCATAATTCGACCAAGGCCATAACCAACAGTGGCGCCTAGCAGTGGAGCCGCCGCGGAAACTAATGCAGCATCCCTAAGCTCTTGGGATGGGTCATCAGAAATACCAATCGCACTAAGAGTCGATGGCGCCTGATATGCAAGCTCAGTCACACCAGCATCAATCGCACCAATCTTCGCAATGCGACTAGCGGTAATAGGTCTAGCCGCAGCCTGAACTGCACCTTCAAATGCAGGGGCCTTAGTCAGACCTGCCTGCAATCCCTTGAAGCCAATCGAACCGGCAAAGGGAATTAGGATAGAAGCAGCCGTGGTCGGATGGCCGATCATAACATTTGCAGTAGAAGAGCGGGCAATCGTTTCTTTGTACTGATTTGTACGCGACAGGGAGTTTAGTGTGGCATTGAAGTTGACCTCGCTCCCAATGCCGTTGCGCCGAAGGAAGCGAGCATCTTCATTCGACATAGGATTGCGTTCGATATAAGACTCAACCCTATCAACGCTGTCAGGCTCAAAGTCGTTTCTAGTGTATGTCTGAAGCTCAGTGGCTATTGGATTAAATACATCCCCCCAGAGCGCATTTGTTGTTTGTCCGAGCGTAGGTCGCACATCCGCGTTTTGACCTTTTTGTGATACAAACGGTTTAGCTGGAGGAACTTTAATGTCCATTACTGTAACGCCTCATATTTTTCACGGGCTTCATTGAAGATATCAAGAGGGTCTACACCATCGAGCTCCCTCTTGTACTTCATATAATCAGGGCTGGACTCAAAGGATTCAGCAGTAACATGATCCAGTGTTGCTAGGTATTCGATATCTAACTCAACAATTTTTTCGTCCGAGACGCCTGCCCTGTGGCCAAAGTCCAACATGCGCCTTGCGGTATGACGAGCTTCACTCTTGCTGTCAGAACTAGCGGGTAGAGCTGTAAGGGACCATATCTCATCGTTGATAGTGATTGGCGTAAAGCCTGAGCCATCGTCGTACCCAACATCCCACCGGGGAATACCTTCGTTGAAGCTAGAAATAACTGGGCGATACTTTAGCTCAACGCCAATCGCTTGAAGGCCAGCGTAGATTCGATCTCTGCGCTGCAATCTAGTTTGAGCTTCCATGCTTGAGGTAAAGACTTGAGCAACGGCCCTTGATCTAGTTAAGACATTCAAGCCAACAAGGTCACGCAAGCCCTCGACCCCAGCGTCGAAAGCAGTACCACCGCGCATTAGCTCACTGAAATCTCCAGACTCAGATATAAGGTCAGCAAGCTGATCTACGTTGTTCAGGATGTCACCTCTAGACACATAATTTAAGCGTGCATAAACAGTAGAGTCGCCAATGTAGGGGCCGACAACCTGGGTATCGACAATGGCCCCCTCGCTAATGTCATCAACGATTTCGGAAACAACATCCTGCGTGATGCGGCGACCGTTTAACTTGGCATACCTAAGAGAAGCAATGACCTGTTTCTTGTAGCTATTGCTCATAGGGAAGCCATCTAGCGCAGCGTAAATGGTCCCAGACTTAGGCAGCTCAAGGTCTGACTTTAGATCAGCTGTTAGGTTGCCATCATAGGTTCGCTCTAGAGCCAGGATTTCAACCGGAGACTTTCCGTACTGACGCGAAGCCAGCAGGATAGAAGAGTATTGAGCATAAGCATCTTCGCTCAAAGCCGACCGCATGGCATCAATCGGAACCGTCGTTCCATCATCCAGCGTTCCAAAGCTATTGCTCGCCTGCTCAAAGAAAGCAAACGCGCCTTCGATCTCTTCCTGGTTGTTGCTAGTCAATGCAGACTTCATTGCCTTAGCTACAGTAGGTAGGATGATGCCCTTCTGGAAAGCTGCGTTAGCCTTTGGATTGTTAATCGCTTGAGAAATTGTAACAGCTTGGCCATCGAATATAGAGTTGTCGTAAGCCTTTAGGTCATCAGGCAATACAGAAAGGCCAGACTGTATGGCAGTCTCAACAGAACTTGAGAAGGTTCGCTTAACTTGATCCGCTGCGTCTTCATTTAGGGCATTAAGCCGGGCGGCCATGAACCCTCTCGTTACGCTGTCCGAGGCTTTGTAGCTAACGCTGAGAAGGTCGAACAGTTTCTGTTCATCATCGGACTCAGCAGTGAAGGGCAAGCCTGATACAACAGCCATTTCAATCTTGCCGTATGCCTCTGCGGATACAGGTATGTCCCTCTGCTTTACTGAAGCAACAGACGAAATCATAGAGTTGGCTTTGCCTAGAAGCGTATCAGTATTGCTTAGGCCGGACATACTAATCCGGCTCAACAATGCCATGCTATCACCGGCAAGATCATTAGATTGCTCTAAGTCTCGTATTTGCTGGCTGAACGCTGAGGTTGCAGATGTGTTTCGCAGCTCTTCTCCGCGTGCTCGCTCTGGCCGAACATCCATAAAGCGAGTGGCTAGAGAAGATCGAGAGTCCTCTTCCATTTCGATCATTGCTCGATAGACTTCTAAGCCTTGCTCGTCACCAAGAACGCCCTGGAGTTCGATAAGGTCTGGGCGACTAGACTGTAGCTCAATGCTAATCTTGTCCATGTCATCAGAACTAAGATCGAGGGCATCCAGCTTCTTAACCAAAAATGTTGGCAGTGCCTCAGCCATAGCCCCCTGGCGAACATCAACATCAGCAATGCTACTTACGCTGGTAATTAAATCATTCAGGCTTGTGCCTGGCTGAATCTCAAGATCGCCAACAGCATCCTCAACAGCGACCTTCTCAATATCAGTATCCAGCTGCGCAATAGAATCGAGCGCAGAAATAATAGAACCAGCGCTTTGACTGGCAGACGCAGAGGCAATCATTACCGGAAGGTCTGGAATGCCAAGCTCTTGCGCAGTTTCTATAGACAAGGACGGGTTGCGAACCGCTAGCTTTAGCTTGGCCTGCTCGCCCTCAGATAGCGTTGAGAACGTAGTCATCAGGCGATTACTGTCCATCATGCTTTCGAGGCCATCAAGTTTTTCGTTACTCTTGATGTACTCGGAAACAGATATCCCATTAGGCGAATCAAAGAGCGACTGATTGCGCAGGCGCTCATTGGCAAGGATGATCCTGATTTGCTCTGGGTCTCCACCTTTCGCAATCAAATCACCGGCAAAGCTAATCTGTTCATAAGATGCAATCTGATTAGCGCGTCGAATTGCAGCCCTTTGAGCTGTGATTTCTTTTTTCTTTAGAGTTGCGTAGGTGCTGGCTACATACTGCTGACCAGTTTCTTGCAAAACGCGACCATAAAAGTTTAGCTCACCGTCTTCCTTTACCGCGCTCTCATACATGGCTCCAACGTAGTCGGACATACGCTGACGGTACTGATCGGCGTTTGCAGAACTACTCGCTAGCTCAGAGCCTTTAGCCTGGATTTCGGATAGGACCGAATCCTGAAAGCGACGATCGATTAAGTCCTGATATGCCTCAGTTGCAATCGAGCCGTAAGAAGACGGTGCAGTGTATGCGATAGGCTTACCGGTTTCGGGATCAATGTTTACAACGTCAGAAGAAGATCGAGACATGGCCTCTTTTTCGCCGCGCTTTTCTGCTTGATTGGCAGCAACGCGATATGCCTCTTGAGTGACCTCGTTGGCGAAAGAACTAATTGCCTCACCAACAGCCCTGCCACCCTGGCTTGCCCTAACAACACCAATAGGCTTGTTAAAGGTCTGAGTTTTCTGCCTGATAACCGCCATCGTAAAACCTATTTAGCCCGTTGATATTTGTAAGCGCCAGATGCCAGCGTTTGAGTTGCCTGAAGTAATGATGCGCGATATGCGTCACGACCCTGAGAACGCTCAGCGCCAGCCCTTTGAGCTGCCTGTATAGACTCAATATCTGTTTGCCTTTGAGCCCGTCTAAGGTCAGTCCCAATCGTTTCAGCTTGCTTCTCCATGAAGGCTCGAACGCTTGTGTCAGAGCCAATGTCTCGGCCCATAGCGGCAAACGCAGCCTGGTTAGAGGACGTAGCTGAGCGATACTCTTCCATACGCGCATTAGCGATTTGAGCAGCCTGAGCTTTATTTAACTCACGCTCGGTCTCAATGTTGTAAGCGTTTAACTCTCCAGCACGCTTTGCAGCCTTGCCAGCCGTGACGGTCCCATAGGCTGAAAGAAAGGTGCTACCAGCCAACAAACTCGCAGTAATTGGGTCCATTATAGAATTACCTCCGCGATGAAGCCGTTGACCTGCATTGGAAGTGGCTCGTTCTGTGAAATAGTTACCTTCGGGTCGCGACTGTACCCAAGCAACCTATACTCTTTCTTGCCAGAGAAAGGCGATGAAAGGCTGGTCGCTCTATCGTTTACCTTAATCGAAGACGTATCTTTGATGTCTGCAACGACAGTGTGAATGCCGCGTATCTCACCGGTCACCGGACCACCGGTCATGTTGGCATCAGCTGCATTGCTTTCGATCACTGCGTTGAACTTGACGCCTACGCAGATCGTAGTGCTATCATCGAGGGTGATGTTGATCGAAGCAGTACCGCCATTATCCACAACAGTGTACTCCCCATAGTAGGTTAGGCCATCGGAGCTAAGAGCTTGAACCGTATCTCCTACCGAATAGGCGTCACTAACATCAGCATAGTTAGAGGTCACGTCCACAACTAGGTATCGATCCAGGCCAATCTCACCATCAAACTCGCAAAGAACCAGGTCGCCATCAGGCGTCCAGATGTTTGCAAACACTCGATCGTGAATGCCGCACACCGAACAGAAGTTTCCATCGGTAGTTACTCGCGTCCAGGCTGCGCGCTTCTCAGCTCTGCTAGAGTTAAACAGGGCAAGATCACCATTGCCGTTAGACATAAAGGCGTAGGACTCAGCGCCCTGGAACGCACCATGAGAAACAGTCATGCAGCTTGGGGAGACAATTAGGTGCGATGAAATAGAGGAGATCGAGGTCGAAGTGTAGGCGTCTTCAGCGTCCGTATAAAGATACTCGCGCACGACATTACCACCGTTCTGAACAAAGATAGTGGCGCCATCGATCGAAACAGGTTGAGTGAATGAGCAACCGAACGGCGTCTGCATTCTGATCTGAGCGTTAGTCGGTGTGATAGCTTGGTTTAGATATGTCGGAACATATAGCTCCCCAGACGCACCAAAGATTTGCAAGTCCCTGTTGGAAATCATGTAGCGAATTTCATTCACATGCCCAGTCGCCGCGATGATAGCAATCGAATCAGTATCGTCTGCATCCCCAACATCGAAGTTAAAGAAGCTGCCAATCTGAGACATCCAGATTGCATCAGGCTGAGAAATTGTACCGCCAAAGCAGAGACGGTTTTCATGGAAGGCAACAGCCGCAGGATAGCCGCGAACCGCAGAGAAAGCCTGCTCGTCCCAATCAGCGGTAGGCGCATGAGTTGTCAGCTTAACATAGCCGCCACCATCCTCTGATGAATTAGCTGTTGCCCCAGCAAAATAATACCAGGTGTTCTCATCAATCACCCCACTAACAGTCCTGGAACCGTTAATGCTTGCAGTGTTTATTCCGCCTACGGCAGAAGCATCAGAAACAACAACACCCTCACCGCCAGCATAGCCATGGTTAATATGAGTTACCTCAACCCTGGAACTGCCATCAGTTGTTCTAAGGGGATTAAGAACTGAGAGACGTATTGTCAGAGCGTCAACAACAGTGCCGGTAACTACAGTTGAGCTAGTGTACCCCGTAATATCAATCTCATTGCCTCCATACCTAACGATGGTTCCGACGTGATCCGAAGTCCAGTGGGGCTCGCTTGTGGTCAGCGTAATAGAGCCACTAACGCCGCTAGGGTCTAGTGTCACACCAAACGCCTGGAACTTAGCATATGGCTGATAGGTCTGATTTGAATCAGAGCGCTGATCGAATGAGTAGGTAGTAATCTCAAACGCATCTAGCGCCGTGCGGATAAGCATCCGAGGCATGAACAGAGGGTGACAGATAAACATCACATCGCCGTACTGAGCGACGGTGTACTCTTGAAGATATTCTTCATCGAAGGGTAGGGCCGCAGCATCAGTATCTGCGGTAATCGTCTCCACCAGGTCAACGGTTCCTGCGGCTTTATCCAGGAAAAAACATCGAACCTTCTGATGCTCCACCGAGATAAGATATTGCTCATCGTCGGAGAAAGAGAAGTCAAACAAGTGAGACTGCGCTGGATGCGCGGCGTCATAGGTTAAACCGTAGTCATGAATGAACTTTAACCCGAAGCGCTTTTTAACGCTGCCTTCGGACATAACGATCATGTTCTCAAGGCTGGATGCAGACGCGGCATAGACGGGACTATCAGTCCGCATCTTGAGCGACCCGCTAACCTCACCAAACTGGAAGCTGTTCTGGGGTACTCTGATCTTCTGCATTAGCTACGCCTTTGAGCAATAAATCTCGATGTGTCCAAGCGCTTTGTTGTCTGGCGCTGTGAGTCTCGGTTGCGAGCCTGGGCCATAGCGAGAGCCGCCTTCTGCTCCATCATCTGAGCCATCGAAGCGTCGCGAGCAACAGATACAGCAAGCACCGCTGCCATCGCGTACTCAACAGCTACAGTGAAGTAAGAGGGCCATTGCGCCTCAGTCGCACGGAAGATGTAGTCAGCAACAAGCTCATCAGTCGCGCTGGCATTGCAGTAGATGTTATCCCCGTAAGTATCGAAGCCGATAGGGTAATCATTCACTGTCACGGCATTCACCGTTAGTGTGTTTGCTGGCAACTGATAGCCTGCGTCCCAACGCCCAACAGGCGCGGAGGCAAGGCGGTTTAGAACCGCTTGATTGGTGGCAAAGCGCCACCGAGAATTGGTCAAGGATGCCCGCGCAATGTCTTCATACATTGCATCGCAAACGTCAGCCTCAGCAGAACCGTCCGCAAATGAAGTAATAGGCGCACCACCCATGAGGATAGACGCCCGCGAACATACTTTGATGGCTGTGTTTGCAATATCTGGCATGAAAGTTTGGGGGGAGACTTAGCCCCCCCCACCCCTATTAGTTGTTGTCGAGAACTTCGTAGATGCCGTTGTCGTCAATCGCAACCGCACCCATCGACATCATCGACGTGGCAAGGTGTGCAACCTTCTGAGGCACATAATTCATCTCGGTTTGGACATCGGAGTTGATACCGATACCGATTGCAGTCGTGTGGTATGCAAAGTTTTTGCCGCCAGCAACCGCAGAGGTCGAGAAGATTTTGAAGCCCAAGAACTCCTTCATGGTCATGCCACCTGCGAAGGGCAGGTTCTGATCGCCAACGTAGTCGCTCGATGCAAACTCGTTGATGTTGAACAGGTCAGCAAAACCAGCAGGCGACATAGCGAGATAACGCTGTCCGTCTTCTGGAATGTCAGCAGCACCAAAGGTTTCGAACAATGTCAGCAGGTCAGCTTTAGCAAGTGCGCCGGATGTATCAGCGATTTGCGTAGCGTTTGCACCAGCATCCATTGCGGCAACGATCAGCTCATCAGTCTTACGACCCAAGGCAGAAGCAGCGGATGTTGCTACAGCTTGGCGCTCGTTGATGTTGATCTTCAGCTCGTCCAGCTTGTCGATGTACTCGGCTGCGTAGTAATCAGCCATCGTTGCTTCGACGTTGGTGTGCGCCAGTTCCATCGTTGTCACGTCACCGTTGCGCGATTTAGTCGATGCAGCGCCAGCGCCGATCTTCTGGAAGCGTGCTACAGAACCGGATACGTTCGATGTGCGAACAGTGTTACGCAGCTTGGAGCCCATGCGCTGATACGCAAGGTGAACCTCAGTTTCAAACTGCTTGATAAAGGCTTGGTCAATAGTGTTGGCCATTGGATTTTCCTAAGAGTGAAGTTTACGATAGACGGGTGTCCGTTACTTCACTTCAATGAGGGTGTCCAATAGGGCCTCTCAGTGCATCACGGGCCGTGATGGTTCCGAACCAACATTAGTGTACCAGTGATTGCAACGCACAAAATGCACAATCGCGTTGCCACCTTCATCATCGTAGACGCCTTGAGGCTCGAACCCCAGGTTAGTCGCCCAATTCAGGGTGAACTTATTCTCTGACCAAATGTCGCAGGTAAGCTCATCATGGAAGTTATGATAGAACTGAACCAGCTTAGGTGCGGCCCGAACCAAGCCGCGCCAATGCTTTACGATCTCACGCGAGAACATGATCCAGAAGACGCCCTCATAGACGCCAGTGATTGCCAGGACTTCACCCTCAACCCAAACTGCATGGATTAGGTCATCGCCAAGGGAATCGATCAGACGTTCGTAAGGGCTGTCTTCGTAAAGAACTTCAAACTCTCGGACGTTCTCTTTGGAAAGAGCAGACACAAAAGGGGAGATGTCACGCTCCCGCAATTTGTGCAGCTCAAAGTTACCGTGCGAAATCAGTGGCTTAGCCATAGAGTTTCTTGAAGCCATCTTCTACCTGCTTAACAAAGCCAGCATCACGACGCGCTGGGTTGTGATACCGATCGTCCTGCATCATGGTCTGAAGTGACTCAGGCGTAAGGCGATCAACGGCAGAAGTATCGCCAGAGAATGAACCATCCTTCATTCCCTCCATGATAACCTCAAGCGCCATGATGCCCTCAGCGCTTTCGCACATCCGCTCAATGGCAGGCATTACTTCATCGGGGAAGAACTTAGAGGCAAAGGCACTAGCTGACTCAACGCGCGCAGAGGCATTGTCGCCAAGTCGAGCAGCCTCAGCATCGAGGTCAGGCACATTCTGTTGCGTGGCCTGCATATACATCTCAATGCCTTTTTGGAACTCGTCCTGGCTGTAGCCATTCTCAAACGCATGTTCCGACCACCAAGACATAAGCTCGCTATCAACCGCAGTCTCAGGATCAATTGACTCCGGCAACTGATAATCACCAGCACTCTCGGGCCGATCACCGTAAGCCTCTTGCTGAAGCTCATCGAGGATAGTCTTCCGAAGGTCTTCTTCTTTGCTGCCCAGCTTAGACTCCAAAGCCTTGTATGCTTTGGCCAAATCTTCGCCGGTGTTGTATTTCTCAGGAAGCCACTCCGGACGCTCAGGGAGGGAGGAGGGGGGTTCGCCCGAAGCGGCTTCCGTTTGCTCAACCTGCGTCGTCTCAGGCTGACCTTCTGTGATAAGCGATTCGCTCATTGCTTGCTCCTATGCGCGTGCGAGATACGTTGCTCAATCATGCCAACGAGATAACGCTGGCCCTCATGATGCCGTAATTCTTCCGATGTCACATTAGGCCCGTGAACCATTTCAATGGTGATCGAGCGCAAATAGCTAAGCACTTCCTTGCCAGTGGGCCCAGAAAAAACAGTGGCTAAGTTCTTGCTGATCTCAAGGTCGCGCTCCTGCGAGCGTTGAAACCCATCGACCCCAATATTAACCTTCTTGTTCAACTGGCATCCCCTGTTGCTGTTGAGCCATTTGCTGCGCTAATGCAGCTATCTGCTTACGCTGTTCTTCGTCACGAATCAAGCGGTCTGGCACACCAAACTTTTTAGCAAGGTGAACAGCTACTTCTTCACTGTCTATGAGCATCTGCAACATTTCAGGACCGAAGACGCCTCCAACCATTTCCAGGAAGCGAGCTACGCTTGAGATATCCTGGTTAGCTTGAGCCTGCGCGAGAGGCGATGTCGGCTTAACCTTGACCTCACGACCATTGATCGTTGGTAATTCGATACGGCCCTGCTTCTTCAAGATGTAGACCACACGCTGAAGAACAGGCTGAACAAGCTCAGACTGCAAGCGACCAAAGGCGGCGCCCATCCGGCGGGATAGATCGGCCATACGCTCCGCAACCTCAGTCGCAGTCGCAGGTGTCTTGTCAGGATTGCCAAGCATATCGTTGTATAGAGCGCGCTTAATGTTCAGCCGCATGTCGCTGAGAACAAGCTGAGCCACGTCAAAACGACCAGCCGCATTGATAGGCTGCAATCCGCTCGACCCCATTGCCTTGGGAATGATCGAGCCAGGAACCAACTGAATAGTATCAGGGTTCACAACGCCATCATCTTCCATCTGGTAAATCCCAGAGATAGACATCTGAGCATTCTCAAGGATCAACTCGATAGTTAGGTTCGTTGTCTTGATTGCCGACAGCGCATTAATGAGCGGGCCACGGCCATAGACCTCACCAGCACACTTAGTCCAGCGGAAGCAAACATATGGGTTCGAACCCACACCGTTCATCTGCTTGTAGTGCAGAACAGTCTTTGTTCGCTGGCAGATTGCATAGTGCAGGTACGCCTCTTCATTGCGCTTGCTGTAATCACGACAAACAACCTCAAGAACATCGGTCGTGTTGTCAGTAGACATAAGCGCCATCACCTTCGGGTCGAAGGTAGATTTAGGATACATCAGCGGCAAATGCTCGAAGGGAACCTTCTTGCGCTCGCGGAACACATGATCGATTCGATCGTCAGGGCCAGTGTCTAGCACAACATGTGGTAGGGGGATGGCAGAGAACACTACTGGATTTAGTGCATCCCCTTCCTCAACCGCCATAACGCCAGTACCAACCGCCAGGTCCATGAATGACTCATGCACCTCTTGGCCGAAGTTTGAGTTCTGGATCACCTCGAACACATACTCGGTAACTTCATCTAGCTCGTTATCAACGCGGTCACGTTCTTCTAGCGGAACCTCGCTACCTGCGGCAAAGTCAGCCCAGCGAGCAAAGTTAGGAACGATGCCATGCTGTAGTCGGCTTGCAAACTCTTGCACGCCAACGACAGCGGTCTCGTCAAAGATTTTATCATCTCGACGCTGGCCCGCAGTCTCAGCATAAAATGACTCACGCTGAGGAAGCGCATACTCATAGCACTCCTCAAAGAGAGGCACCCAGTTTTCACGGAATGCCTTGGCCTTCTCATACTTTGAGAGGTACTTCTTTGCGGCGTCGTTCATCGTGAGAACCGACCAATAAAGCCCGACCCAGTGTTAGATGAGGAAAACAGTGAGCGACGACCTACGCCACCGCGTGTGCCCTTGCGCTCACTGCGTGCGCTAAGAGCATCTCTAATGTCTTCGCGCTTTTGCCCGGCACGCTCTTGGATTGCCTCTTGCTTAGCTTGCTCTGCTTCCAAGCGCCGCTGCGCTGCTGCCTGCTGTTCTGCCGCTGATGGGCCGGATCGTCCGCACATGGTATGCTCCTTCTAAATTACGCATTGGTAAACACAGCGCTATCCAGCCATCAACGCACAATTACATGCGCGCCCACAAGCCTTGCCTACGCTGGCCCCTGCCATTTGATCGCTTGTTAAACACATCGAAGTCACGCTTGGCAACGGTAGGCTGGGCTGCATTCTGATTGTTCATCAGAGCCCGGCCCTCACCAGCGCCAAGCATTAGGTACTGCAACGCATCGTGGATGTGAGAGAACATGTTCTTGTCAGGCTTGTCGGCATAGCGCTCACCGCTAACCTCCATACGCTTGTATCCGTATCCGCCCTCAAATCCCTTAATCAACATGCCACACCGACGATCAATCAAGAACGCAGCTTTACCCTCTGACATCTTCATCAGCTGAGAAGCCACCGACTCAAGGCGAAGATCAACAGAGTTTGAGTGTGTAGGGAACGCTCGAAGGCCCGCGCCCCTCAAGATTTGAAACGGCGTTGATTCATCGGTTTGAGCCCTGAAGTCACCAGCCGGATCACCGAAGATATGAACCTCCGGGCAGGCAAAGAAACGGGTAGACAGCTCGTTTCGCAGAACCTCTGCAAACCGAACCACACCCATATCTACGGCTACAATCTCAGATTGGATCAACCATCGGCCTCGAACCTTTTGCCCAATAGCAGCGGCAGGGGTAAGGCCGAAGTCAACACCCACATAAACAGGCAGGTCAGCCGCAATGGGTATCTCTTCTTTGGCGATGTGAACCTCAGGCGCGAA